GAATACTCAGAGCCTTTATCGGAATATTGATAAAATTCGCAAAGAGTTTGGAACAATTATACTAGACGAGATGCACCATGTAAGCAGTCCAACTTTTTCCAAGGTCATCGACACAAACTATTGTCGCTATAAGATTGGATTATCTGGGACAATAGAAAGGAAAGATGGCAAACACGTAGTATTTCGTGACTACTTTGGAAGTACTATATTCAAGCCCCCGAAAGAAAACTTTATGACTCCCGTAATAGACATTGTTCGGTCGGAAATAAGGTTTGCAGACGGGGCTAGAACTCCCTGGGCTAACAGAGTAACCGCCCTTGCAAATAATGAAGAGTATCGGCACACAGTTGCTATGCTTGCCTCCTATTACGCGGCCAAAGGCCATAAGGTACTTGTGGTGTCCGACCGTGTGCATTTTTTGCGAAGCTGCGCCGAACTAGTTGGTGAGAGTGCAATTTGTGTTACAGGTGAGGTAGCGCATGAGGAAAGAGAAGGACTACTGAATGAAATTAATCACGGTAATAAAAAAGTGTTATTTGGCACTCAGGCAATCTTTAGTGAAGGTATATCCGTCAATTCACTTAGCTGCCTTATACTCGGTACACCCATTAACAATGAGCCGCTACTTACGCAGCTCATCGGAAGAGTTATCCGAGAGCAAGAAGGAAAACAAACCCCTGTAGTTGTAGATATACATTTAAAAGGAAATACTGCTAAACGTCAGGCTTCTAATAGAATGGGCTTTTACATAAAACAGGGTTGGAAAATCTCACACATAGGATAGAAAAATAATTCTTGACAGGAGGGTTATTTTTTAGTATAATATATGCTTCTTTACGACTGGAATAAGATATTTAAAAAAGCAAATGGACGAGCTTCAACTATTTTTACGATAGTTGAAATGCTAGTAAAGGCTTCTATACCCCGAAATAAATACGACCCATTATATAAATATTATGAAGTCGATTTTCGTGGAGAATCCTTTTTAGCACATCCAGATGTTCTTATTTACAATGCGTTTAGACATACTCGGTCTGATATTGCTGTATACTTAGCTATGGCTAGTTTACGTTCTACTGCCGAGTATTTCGCCTCTGGCGATACAACAATCAGTCTATTGGAATTACCTCTAGACCCTTTTAACCACTTAGACAACCCAGAAGATAGTCTACTTTATGTAGAAGATGATAGACTTCATTTTCTATATGAAGAAGTCCCACAGGAGAAAACAAAATGGCATTAAGTTTCAACAAATCAAAAGGCGCAGCCCAAAAATCTAGTATTACCACTTTTAGCTACCAAGATGGAGATAACTCTGTTCGTCTCGTAGGCGATATTCTTGCTCGCTATGTGTATTGGGTTACTGGTGAAAATGACAAGAACATTCCTTTAGAATGCTTGTCTTTTGACCGCGATGAAGAGCGTTTTAATAATAAAGAAAAAGATTGGGTTCGTGAGTACTACCCCGACCTGAAGTGTGGATGGAGCTACGTAATGCAGTGCATTCACAATGGTGAAGTAAAAGTCATCAACCTAAAGAAGAAGCTGTTTGAGCAAATTCTAACGGCTGCTGAAGACTTAGGCGACCCTACTGACCCAGAAACTGGTTGGGATGTAAAGTTCAAGCGAGTAAAGACTGGGCCTCTCCCCTACAATGTTGAGTACCAACTTCAAATGTTGAAGTGTAAGCCTCGTGCTTTGGACGATGACGAAGTAGCTTTGGTAGAAGGCTTGAAGTCTATGGATGAAGTAATGCCCCGTCCTACACCCGATGCTCAGAAAGAACTACTTGACCGCATTCGTCAAGCAGACACAAATGAAATTGATGAAGAAGCACTCGATGCGGAGTTCGATGTATCATGATTTTGTTTACGGCAGATTGGCACATTAAACTAGGACAGAAGAATGTACCTCGTGAGTGGGCACTAAATCGCTACCGAATGTTTTTCGAGCAGATTCATTCTCTCGAAAATGAGTGCAATACTCACATTATCGGAGGCGATTTATTCGATCGTCTGCCAAACATGGAAGAGCTGGAACTTTACTTCTCGTTTATTCGGGAAGTAAAGATTCCTACTATTATCTATGATGGCAACCATGAAGCTACAAAGAAAAACAAAACCTTCTTTACTCAATTAAAACAAGTATCTAGAGATATTAACCCTTTGATACAAGTTGTAGATATATCATATATTGACGCAGATATGGGTTTTGGTATTCTACCCTACGCAGACCTGCACAGGGCTGATAGTATTGAAAAGTTTGATACACGCTACCCTTTATTTACCCATGTTCGTGGAGAAATACCTCCTCATGTCAAGCCAGAGGTGGACTTAGACAGATTTGAGGATTTTCCAGTCGTTTTTTCAGGCGACTTACACGCACATAGTAATTGTCAAAGAAACATTGTGTATCCTGGAAGCCCCATGACTACTTCCTTTCATAGAAATGAGGTAAGTACGGGCTATATCGTAATTAATGAACAGGATTGGAGTTGGAGGTGGGACCCCTTCGATTTACCACAGCTTTTACGTAAGACTGTTACCTCTCCAGACGATATGATTTCTACAGACTATCACCACACAATCTATGAGCTAGAAGGGGATATTCAAGACTTAGCTGCTGTTAAAAACAGCGAACTTCTTGATAAAAAAGTTGTAAAACGAAACAGTGAAGCAGCCTTAGTAATTGATAAAGATATGAGTATTCAAGAAGAACTAGCAGAGTACTTAACATATATCCTGGAACTAGAAGCTGGAAAAATTCAAAACATTATAGGCACTTTTAATGATTACGCTCAAAAAGTTACAATGGGATAACTGTTTTAGTTATGGAGCTGGAAATACTCTAAACCTAGAAGAGAATACAGTAACTCAAATAATTGGTACTAACGGGATGGGCAAATCGTCTATCCCGTTAATTATTGAGGAAGCGTTATTTAATAAGAACTCAAAAGGAATCAAAAAAGCAGATATTCCTAATCGTTACGTAAATAACGGATACCGTATTAACTTAGAGTTTTCAAAAGACGAAGACGAGTACGTAATTAATATTGATAGAAAGTCCAATATTAAGGTAGCGCTTCTAAAGAACAAAGAAGATATTTCTAGTCACACAGCTACAAACACATTCAAAACAATTCAAGACATAATAGGCATTGATTTTAAAACATTTTCACAGCTTGTATATCAGAATACAAATGCGAGTTTACAGTTTCTAACTGCTACAGATACAAATCGCAAAAAGTTTCTGATAGACTTACTGCACCTAGAAGAATATGTAGAACTATTTGAACTTTTCAAAGAATGTTCAAAAGACTTATCCTTAGAAATTTCTGGAATCAAAGCTAAGATAGCAATAGTAGAAAAATGGTTGACTGATAACAAATTGAGGGATACCAATATACTGCCAATGCTAACAATAGAAAATAATACGGAAGAAGTTGCAAAGCAATTACGTTCCCTCACAATAGAAATTGAAAATATTTCTGAAAAAAATAAAAAAATCTCTAAGAATAATCAATATATTAAGCTGTTGAAAGAAATCAATATTCAAGAAATACAGAATATTGAAGTAACCGCAAAAGAATCTTATGACGACTTACAGTCCGAGTTAGGAAATCTCAACGGGGTCGTAGCGGGGTCAAAACGACTGGTAAAAAAGCTACACGAATTAGACGATAAATGCCCTACTTGTGAGCAAGCTGTGGATGCTGAGTTTAAAACATCTCTAATTGATGAAGAGACAAATAAGATTGCTTCCACAGAGGAGAAAGTAAATGAAATTAGACGAAGAATTGAAGAAATTAAACAAAGAAATGCTCTTTTCGACCATAAAAACAAAATGCAGCGAGAGTGGGAAGACCTTTACCGAAGTATTGACCGAAGTCTCCCAGTACCCCTCGTGGACAAAGAAGAGCTTGAAAGCCGCGCGGAAGAAGTACGAAAAGAACTGGTTTCGATTAAGAAATCAGTGGAAATGGCAGCAGCAGAGAACGAAAAAAGGTCGAGACAAAACACAAGAATTCAAGTAATTCAAGAGCAGACGGACGACTTTCTATCTCAATTAGAAGAATCCCAAGAAAGTCTTTCATCTATTGAAGATATATACTCAAATTTAGAAGTACTGAAAAAAGCATTTAGCACAAACGGCTTAATCGCTTACAAGATTGAAAATCTAGTAAAAGAGCTAGAAGAGTTAGTAAATACTTATCTTGGAGAACTCTCTGATGGGCGTTTCACTCTTGAATTTGTTGTAAGCAATGATAAGCTAAACGTGCAAATAACAGACAATGGAAACATTGTCGACATTCTTGCCCTTTCTTCAGGAGAGTTAGCAAGAGTAAACACCGCTACTCTTATAGCTATTCGTAAGCTAATGAGTAGTATTTCCAAGTCACGAATCAATATTCTCTTCTTAGATGAGGTGATTAACGTACTAGACGAAACAGGCAGAGAAAAACTTGTAGAAGTATTACTTCAAGAAGAAAATCTAAATACCTATGTAGTCAGTCACGGTTGGACACATCCTCTACTAGAGAAAATTGAAGTCGTAAAGAGAGAAAATGTGAGTGCTCTAGAATGATGAAAAGTAACCGATTATCTGCACAACGGCGAGTATGGATGCTAAGCCAAGCAAAAGACCAGGAACTAGAACAGGAGTTAGAAGAAAATGAGAGACGCAATAGTAGACGCAATGTGCACAAAGTACCAAGGACAGATGCAAGAAGCCCTAGTAAACATAGAGATATACCTGAATAATCCTTGCGGTATTGGAGAGCATCCAGAAATACTTGAAGCGATTGATACACAGGTTGCTAAATATGCAGAAGCATACGAGAAGCGCCAAGTTTTAAAGAAGTTTTTATAATGGTAGATAGTAGAGCAAAAGGTGCAAGAGGTGAATATCTTGTTCGAGATATGCTTCGAGCAGCAACAGACCTTCAATTTGAACGCGTCCCTAATTCAGGGGCGCTGGAGTATTTAAAGGGCGATTTGTATGTACCGAATGAAAAGAATAGATTCTGTATCGAGGTAAAGAACTATTCAGAGTCTCCACTTACAGATAAAATATTCACTGCGAAAAAGACAAATAATCTAATTCGATGGTGGAAAAAAGTAGTACAACAAGCAGAAGGGGGCGGACAAGAGCCTCTTCTATTTTTTAAATATAATCGTTCTTCAGTATTTGTAGTTACACATCTACAGCCAAAAAGCACAGAGAATTGGATGTTTATACAATTTTTGGGATGTTTTGTACTGCTCGCAGAGGAGTGGCTAGAGAACGAAACAGTGGAGTTTTTACGTAATGGCGTTCAGTTTCAACAATAAACTAGTAAACCAAAGTGAGAACACTACTCTTATTGTAGATGCACTAAACTTAGCTTTTAGATGGAAACACCAAGGTCGCTCTGACTTTCGGTATGACTATCAACGAACAGTAGAGAGCCTCGCAAAGTCATATGACTGCAAAAAGTTAATCATTGCAGCAGACTGGGGCTCTTCTAGTTATAGAAAAGGAATAAGTCCTGACTATAAGCAAAATCGAAAGGAAAAGTTTGCGGAACAGACAGAAGAAGAACGAATTGCTTTTGAAGAGTTTTTCGAGGAAT